AACTGGCGCGCATGCGACCGCCACAAGCACAAGGAGGATGTACGGATACAGCCTCCGAGTGCTGTGGACGATGGATGGTGATCTACGCCTCGGCATCGGGCTGATCTTCTTCAGCCGGCTCTTCCGGCAGCGCAGGAGTCTCCGGCTCCACGCCCATCGTCGCCTTGAGCCGCCACAGAGGAGCGCCCTGCTGTTGCTGGTGGACGGCAGCAACCTGCGGCCGAAGCTCGTAGGTTTCGTTGTCGGACTCCAGCACCGCATCGACATCGGCGCTCGAAGGAAGGCGCTTCAGAAGGCGGCGCAGGACGGTCTTGCGTGCCATCTCGGACCACCACGTCACCCACGGCCCGGAGTCCTTGGCACGGGAGACGCTGCGGACTTCGTTGATCTCGTCGATCGACATGACTTCGCGGTAGATCGCGCCGTCCTTGGTCTTGGCGATGGCGTAGGCTTTGATCGGCTGGCCACGGTCGCCGGTCAGCTTCGGCCTGTGGACGATTCGCTCTTCGTCGCCAAGCTCGTAGACGAACTCGTCTTCGGCGTAGACGACGTGGGCGCTGATCGACGCCAGCTGCCCGGAGTTGCGCAGCTTCTTCAGCAGGCCGCCGATCATGGGCATGTATTGCGCCATCGGCCCGTTCTTGGTGCGGAAGATCACCAGTGCAGCCTCCCGGCCATCCGGCAGGAGCCCATCCTGCGCTGCCTTCATGCAGGCGGCGAGGAAGCTACGGCGATCCGCGTTGAGCAGATCGGGCTGCATCTGCACTGCCGTCATGACGGTGCGGATGAACTTCTGCGGCGGGATCTGCGGCGGCAGAGCGCATGCGAACTCCGACTCCATGCGGGTCAGAGTCAAGCGCATTGCTTCGGACGGAGGGAGTTGGCGGGGCTCGTTGTTGGGAGCGGCAGGTACGTCGGTCACGGTTTCTCCTTGGCTGGATAGAAGCGGAACTGTCGGAACCCGGCGCGACCGCCCACCCAAGTGCCGACCATGTCGGGAGTGATGAGGGTGCCTAGGGTTGGTTTGGTTTCGCCGCAGGCCAGGTGCCCTGCCTTGGCGCGGACTTGGGAAGCAGTGCCGATCAGCATCAGGACTTCTGCCTTGACCGCTTCGCGGTGCTTCTCAAGTTCCTTGAGGGCTTCGGATGCTTCGCGGTAGGACTGCAGCAGAGCTTCGAGGTCGTTGTCGGCTTCCAGCACTTCGCCAGGGCAGGACATGCGGCGCAGGGTCTTGACGATGAACTCGGAGTCCCGTGCGAAGTCGGGTGCCGGCGGCTCGTTGAGTTCAATGCTCGTCCAGAACTCTGCGGCCCGGCGTCGCATGTCCTGACCGATGGAGTGGTCACGCTCGCGCAGCAGCACATGCGCTTCGTTGCCGCCGACGAGCGGCACGATGGCACCCCAGCTGTAGCCGGACACTTCCAACTGCTGCTGCAGCTGCAGTTCGATGTGGTCTGGAGCGGCAAGCTGGCCGCCCGTCTCGGACCACTGCGACCGGAACGTGATCGCATCGACATTCTTGATCTCCAGCATCCCAGGGCCACGGGAATCGTTCACGATCTCGTAGTCAAACGAGGCACCAAGTCTGGCGTCGTCGAGACGCTGGTAGACGTTGCGTCGCCGGATCTCCCACCCCTGGTCCTCTGCCACGCCAGCTGCGATCGCTGACTCCAAGCGGCGGCCCCAGCGGGTGCGGGACGTGTCCACCCATTCGACTTCGAGCCCCTTCTTGCGGTGCCAAAGCTCGAACTCGGTGATGTACGGCGACAGCCCGTAGAGCGCGGCGATCTCCGTGCTGGTGATGTCTTTCGCGCGTTCCGCCAGCCACTGTTGTTCGCTGACGATCTCGATGGTGGTGGTCATTCGGTCGGCTCCTTGATGCCGGCCACACGGTCACGGATGGCCTTCAAGGCGGGGAAATCGGCAACCTTCTTGCGCAGGATGCCAAGCTCGGCATCCAGCAGATCACGATAGGCTGCGGTCAGGGAATCCCTAGCAGCCTCCAGGTGCGCTTCTACCGATCCTGCAGCCCGATCGGGTAGCTCCTCGGGGATGGAATCCAGCAGCCGGTCTACCTCGGCACGGACCTGGAACACTTCGGTGACAACGTCAAAACGCATCGGTTCCTCCATCCAGGCATCATCGCCAATCTTGGGCAGGATTCAAGTGTCGCATCGCTTTTCTTGGCGAACGTGCTACAACAGCCGCATGGCCCGCCGCAAGCGCGAGACGCTCGACGACCTGCTCAAGCCGATCCTGGCCGAAGGTCGGTTCACATCCTGGTGCAACACCGTAGCGGGAGTGCGCCCTTGGACAGTGCTACGCTGGCGGCGGGGAATCGGCGGTCGCGTCCACACCGGCACCGTGCTGGCGGTCGCCCAGGCCCTCGGCGTGCCGCCGGCCCGCGTCCGCGCCGCCATCGAAGCCAGCCGCGCCGCGGCGCAGTAGGCACGCCGGGCACCGGCATAGCGAGCACGCATCCGGTGCCGGGCATGCCTCCGGCTGGCCGCAGTGCGGGCAGGGGGGCGATGCGTTGCTGACGCGGTCGCCCAGGCACTCGGCGCCGAGGGTCATGCGGAGCCTCCGAACGGCTGCGGTGACGTTGCCGCCGGCACGTACAGCGGGTGTCTCGGTGAGCCACCATGCGTGGTGCCCAGGCACACCCAGCGGACGCCATCGACCATGTGCTGCACGCGGAACGCGCGACCGCGGTAGTTGCCGTGCACTCCCCACGCCGCCAACACTGGGCTGTCGACGTTCCGCGCCGCGGTCAGGGCCTGGCGAAGCGTCTCGTCGTTATCGGGGCCAACAGGGTCGTCAGCAGTGCGCAGCGCCAGCGGATTCCTCGACCGGAGGGCGAACAGGTTCAGCACGAGCAGCCCCGCGTGCCCCCAGCTGCGCGCGAATCCGGACACGCGCCGGATCGTGGGGTCGTCGACCGTCTCGTCTGCCGTGCTCGGGTTGAGCATGACGACGACGAGCGGGAATGAGCCGGGCACATCGACGAACGTGCGAGTCAGCTGGTAGCGCCAGCGTCGGCACGGTGAGAAGACGGCGGTCATGCGACCGAAGCCCCCCTCCGCAGCACGAACGCCACCGCCACCGCGAGCGCCGCCCGCGCGTGCCCGGTGACGAGCCCCAGCGGGCCGCCGGCATCCACCACCACGCCCTTCCGTCGCTTCGGCTTCCGCGCCGAGTCGTCGCCGTGCAGCAGCACCAGCGCGGCCCAGGCCGTCCCGTCGTTCTTCACGCGCACGACGCCGCACGTCGCCTCGGTCAGCGCCTGGCACACCTCGAGCCGCGTCAGTTCCTGCGCCGCATGCACGAGCGCAAACTGCTCAACGAGGCGCCCGCACACGTAACCGCAGTCGACGACCTGCGGCCGCGTCGGTCCGTAGCCCTTCGGCCGTTCGATGACAACGTGGTCGCAGCGCCGGTGCAGCACGTCCTGCGGCACCATGTGCTCGCGGAACTCGCCGCACGCCTCGACGTAGCGACCCAGTTCCGTATCGACGTAGAGGCACCATCCCGTCGTGGCGCCGGGGTCGAGGCCGAGCACCTTCACCGTACCACCTCGTAGCAGTTCGCCTGCCGTCCCGTCGCCGTCGGCCGCGTCGCGCCGCTCTTGCGCACCTTCCCCGCGCGCTCCAGCTCGCCGAGCCGCCGGCCGATCTGGTGCCGGTCCAGGTGGCAATGCAGCGCGATCTCGTCGGCGGTCCAATCGGTGCCGCAGCGCATGACATCGAGGATCGTGCGGTGATGGTCGGCCGCGGTGCCGGCGGCGGCCCGTGCAGCCGCGTGGCTCGTGGCCGGGTCAGTCGTGCGCGCTTTGGTGCGGGCGTCCCATAGAGTCGGCTGGTTCACTTGGCCCCCTTGCGCTTGCGCTTCTTGCGCTTCGGCCGCGAGGCAAGCGCGGCTTCGATGATCGGCCACGGGATAGAGCTTACGTAATAGTGGATAGCGCCATCGACGCGTTCGCAGCAGACAACCAAGCCAGCCGGATCGGCATACATCCAGACGCCTCGTAGGCTGTCGCTGTGCCGCGCAGATGACAGGTGGACGGCTTCGCCTTCCGCAAACTTCTGTTGGCGTGACTTCATCGCAACTCCGGTGGCGCAGGGAAGTGCTTCCGCACGATGTCGGCGCTGCGGGCCTGGGCAGTGAGCCTTGCGGCGTAGGCGGCGGCGTAGGCGGCGTAGGCGTCGGCGTAGGCGGCGGCGTAGGCGGCGTAGGCGGCGGCGGCGTAGGCGGCGGCGGCG